GGCTGGCCGCGTACTACTCCATGAACCGGGAAGAGATGATCCTGCAAGCGTGGGTACGTCAAAGGACAAACCCAGATGCAGCCAGGTCCGCCAGAATAGCCGCCAGGAACAACGAGAGGGTCAAACAAGCTGGTGGTACAGGTAGCTTCACAGCCCAAGAATGGCGTGACTTGCTGGAATATTACGGCCACCGGTGCGCCTACTGCTTACGGCACGAAAATGAGGTCGGGCTGATGACATCAGACCATATGGTCCCTCTGTCCCGCGGTGGCGCCGGCAGCATCGACAACATTGCTCCCGCGTGTGAGCGGTGCAACGGGTCGAAACGGGACAAGACGGTTTTGGAGTTCATATGCTGGCAGGAGTCTGCCGCCGGCATTCTTTCACGCGCCCAATAGGCGGTGCCAGATTCTGACTGCAAGGGGCGCCGTTCGGCGCCTTTTTTGTTTGGTCTTCTACCAGAACGGAGCATGATTACGTTATGCCAATCATCAATACAAGCGGGGCCTTTAATACCGGCCGCGACTGCACCATCGTTCTCATGACTGCGACTGGACAGGTGCAGCTTGACAACGTCACCGGCTTCCAATCGGCGCAGCTCACCGTTGGGGTGAAGGTCGATCGTCTCGATGGCGTCCAGTTGGATGCCGAACTACCCAAGGGGTGGTCAGGCAGCCTCGACGTCGACCGCGGCAGTAACAGCCTCGACACTCTGTTCGCCAACATCGAACAGGCCTGGATCAGCGGCGGCAGCTACAATCTGTCGACCATGTACCAATACGTTCAGGAGACAGACGGCTCGACCACGACGTTCGCCTACGACAACGTGGCGATCAAGCTGGCCGACGCCGGCAACTACGCCCCGGACGCCGTCGTCAAGCAGCGCCTGACGTTCTCCGCCAACCGCCGGCGGATCGTGTAATGTCGGAGCACCTCACGCCATCAGCCAGCATCATCGCCTCCGCCCAGAAGACGGGGGAGACAAAGGACGTGCTGGGTCGGGTCATCAAGTACCGGCGGCTCCAGGCGCTGGACAGGCTCCGCTTGTTCAAGGCGGTCGGCGCCCAGAATGCCAGCAACGCGCCATACGTCGGGATGGCGATCCTCGCCGCCTCGGTCACCAGCGTGGATGAGTGGGTGGCGCCGTTCCCGACACGTGAATCCGAGGTTGAGATGCTCGTCCAGCGTCTCGGGGACGCTGGCATCGACGCCATCGCCAACGCATTGACGACAGACGACATCGCGAAGGCGATCGCCGCGGAAGAAGCGCGGGCCGCGGCTTTTGCAGAGGGGAATGGTGCCAATGCCCCCAACTCCGCCCCCGCAGGCGCGTGAGCCATCGGTCGCCGAGACCCTGAGCAAATCAGCGGAATTGGTCGACTGCCTCTTCCTGGTGAGAAACGGCATCCCGTTCGATGTCGCATTCTCCCTTGATCCTGACATGCTACTGGCGTTCTGCGTCATTATTGGAGAGCTAGGCGGCCGGGTTTTCAACTGGGACAAGATGGCTTGGGAGCCTCCGAAGCGATGAAGACTTTCAAGAGCTTCGCAGAGCTTGCTGAGCAGCTGATCTCGACCATCCCTGCTGTCGAAGCCGCCAGGTATCTTGGTCATCGCGAAGCAGCGGTGATCGTGCAGACGGAAGCGCAGCAGGAACTTGGGCACTACCAGTCGGCTGCCGGACCATTCCAGGCATGGCAGAATTTGGCTGACACGACGCTGAATGGATTTGACGGCCCAGATGGGGTGCACCACCCCGGCAAGATCGAGCTGGGGTATGCGCCTCCCGACAATCCTCTGGTCGCCACCGGAGAGCTGCACGATCACATCGAGATCTCGTACGACAGCCGCGAGGCGGTCATCGGCGTTCCTGACGAGACGGTCGGCAGCGGCGTCGATGGGGATGAGGTTCGCAACATTGGCGACGTGGCTGTCTACCTCGAGTTCGGCAGAAAGGGCATGCCGCCCCGGTCGTTCCTGGGGCGGGCCGCTTACGTCAAGCGGGACGAGATCGTCAGTGCGCTTTGCCTGCCGGTGATCCACGCGATCGCCAGCGTCCCGTATGCCCCGGCGAAGACCCAAAGCAGCCAGCCAAAAGACGACATCCCATTCTGAGTGGCGACTACGGCCACTTGTTGAGTTTCCTTACATTTGGTCCATGCGCCAGGAGTTGGAGATTCCATGGGACGTGTAGGCCGCAAACTAGCTTGCCTTTGATTGGAACGATGTGGTCTACGTCTATGAAATTCTTGTCTGTTTTCCTTGCTCCGCTTTCGAGATTCATGCGAGCGGCTTCAAGGTAGAAGCCCTCCATTTGATTCCTCTGGTCAACCGTCAGCCAGGATGGGGTAGCCTTGGCTTTGAGTGCCTGGCGCGCTCTGCAATAAGCTGCCTGATAGGCCCTTCCTTCCAAGGAGATCCGCCACTGTCTGCCAGCGTCGTTTCTCTTCTGTTTGACATCTGGACGGGCATTTCTTGCAGCCTCACGCCGGTTATGATCCGCCCTGCCTTTCTCCGTTGCCTTGATACGTTTATTTCTGACGCGGATGCACTGAATGCAGACGCCGGAAGAGTTTCTCCACCCAAGGTGGGCTCTTTTGCATGGTTTGACCATAGCGGTCCAACAGTCTGGAATCGGGTTGGGGAATTTGGGTTGGGGACCGTTCTTTGAGATATCTAGGAGTCTGAGTATTTCTATTCTCCTAGCCTCAATATCCTTGGCCTCCGGTGTTTCTCGGTATGCGGAGGACATCTTATCTTTGTATACCGTGCGGTACAACAGCGCGGCGCGAGCCTTGATCTCGGGTCTTGATTTTCTGGCTTTGTTTTCGGCACGTTTGCATTCGACGCATACACCGCTGCCGTTGCGCCATCCTATATGGCCGCGTTTGCAGGGGGTTGCCATTTTTGTCCAGGATTCCGGTGCTGGGTGCGGGAAAACTGCGGGTCGGGTAGAAACGCAAATGTCCATTACCTGCAGTAACGTGATTGCCGCTAAAACGCAAGTGTACCCTGCCAACTATAGGGGGTCCGCCGTAGTCGGAGTGTGTGGCTTATGATCGAAGCCTACCGTATAGGGGTGGCCATCGCCTTCTCTGGGAACGTCGGCGCGCAGATTGAGGCGTTGGCGAAGCAGTTCAGCAACCTCGACACCATCATCAACACCACCAAGGCCAACGTGCGCGAGTTGGGCGCGGAGCTGTCGGGGTTGACCACGGAGGGCCGTCAGGCTGCCGCAGCATGGCGTCAGGCTGCGGATGCGATGAAGCAGGCCGCTGGGGCGGCTAGGAGTGCCCGTGGGGCGGGTGCCGGTGTTGCGGGTGGTTCTGCCGCGCCGCGTGCTGCAGGCGGCCCCAGCCCAGCCCCTGTGGCCGGCGGCATGCCTGCCGTTGCTTCCCTGTCCGGCACTCGGCCGCCGATCAGCATTCCGTATGCGGACACAGGTGCCCGTGCGCTCGTGCCGTACGTGCCGCCTGGCGCTCTCGTCCCTTATTGGAACGGCAACACCGGGTTCACCACGTCCGGCAACCCCTACACGCCGTATGGGTGGTCTACGCCCGGACGGCCGTATCAGGGAGGCAGTGGGCGCGGCCTTGTTCCGGTCCCGCCACCTGGGACCGGCTTCACAATGCCGCCGGGGGCTCCACCCACCGGCGTCGGGCCGTGGGGCGGGTGGTCGCCCAATACGGGCTGGACGTGGGGCGCAGGAGGCCCGCCACCCGGCGGTGTGGGCGGTCCGCCGCCTCCGCCCGGCGGACCGCCGGTGCCATATGCCGGTGGCGGCCCTGGTGGTGGTCGTGGTCCTATTCCGCTCAATTACCCGGCGGCTCGGCAGTGGGGGAACTACCCCGCCGCGCCCGGCTTGAACGGCCTTGCCGCCATCCCGGCGTGGATGGGTGGGGATCTCCTCAAGGGGATATTCGAGCGCACCGCGACCTTCGATGCCGTCAAGGCCGGCCTTCTGGGCCAGGGCTTCACTCCCGAGCAGGCAAACGCTGCTGCGGAGGCATCATTCGCGACGCAACGAAACACACTAGGCACGAGCGCGCTCGGCAACATCGACCTGGTATCGAAGCTGATGGCGGTGGTCCAGGACCCCACCGAGGCCATCAAGCTGATGCCAGATTACGCCAGGCTCGGTGTGTTGCTGAATGTGACGGGTCATGGTGACGAAGGCTCGGAGCTGATGGATGCCATCCGCGCTGGCGAGTTCCGAGGCGCTCTCTCCAGGGTGAACCCAACCACCGGCAAGCCCGAGATCAATA